GCGCCGGTGTGTAGTAATCGTCCGATGAGCCCGTATCTATCAGGTTATACCCGAACTCCATATCTAGGGTCTCGCTCATTATTTACCCCACATAATTTCGGTATCGCCCTGGTTAAACGTCATTATGACCGAATGGAAGCTAGAGCCCTTTCGTAGCTCACCAGCCTCGTCATAATACGCAATACGCCTGGATGGCACGTACACGCTTGGATAGCCATATTCGCGGTATAGGTTGTGCCGGTTTACCCCACCAAGCGCATCGATTGGTAGCACTAATACGCTCTTTAACCCGTATTCGTATACCTTGCGAATTATCTGATCTTTAATGCTAAACGGTGGATTAGTAATAATGTAATCGGCGATATGGAACTGGCCATCTATAAAGTCTTGAATCCCATATATGACGGTGTGTTCCATCGCCTGTAATGTCTTGACGAATAGGCTATTAGCCGAATCGAACGGGCAAAGGATGAGTGAATTAGGCTCCGGATCTAATAACTCAATAGCGATATCCACGGTCTCCTGGCTTGTATACCATTCATCCGAGTACACGTTCTTTGTAATTCCGTTTAATGTCATTGTTCCTCCATTAAACATACGCCCATAACACCACATTTAGTACATTGTAGGGTTTTAACGTTAGGCGGCAGGTTGTCCGTAATGATCCGCTCGATCTGTTCGGTTACCTTTTTGCATTTACGGCACTCGTATTTATATGTAGTCACTAGGCCCTGCAATCCGCACAAAGCCACATTACGACCTCGCCGGCCACGTCTCGTACGTTAAATCCACCCAAGCCTGTTTGCCACTTCTTGCATTGATCGCAATATTGAGCAGCTACGACCGTTATATTTCCATCGTCGTGGATCGTGGTTGCGTAGCCATCTTTAATAAACGTCAATTCTCCCATTACAGTTTTACCGCCTCGTCTATAGGTAAATATGCGACTGTCTTATCAACTGGTATGGTCTTGTTAAACGTTGATGCCGGCAGTTTTCGCGTCGTCCAAGTAACCTTTATCTTGCGTAGGTTGAACGCATATATGCCCTGAGGCGTTGAATTGATATAAAACGGTGTAAAGCCTAATTTGTCCGCCTGTTGTACCAGTGACTCGTGCTTATCCTTTTCCAGGATTAGCTCGTCATAGTGTGTATTGCGGCACTTTAGCTCGATGATTAACCGATAGCCCTGGCTGGTCGCATCGATATATTCAAAGGCATCGCTGCTCATTTCCAGGTCCTCTAAATAGCGATTCTTTATGTAGTCAAAAAGTCCGGCCTCGGTCATAATGACAGCATCCATATAATCAGTGATATCTGAATTATTACGAGGATGAGGACTAATTTGTTTTTAGTCATACTTGCGGCTTCCATTTTCCATCAGAGGCTAAAACGTACCAATTCGGGTTACATTGGTTAGCTCGGTTCTTTTCGGTGCATCGGTACGCCGCCCAAGGCTTCCCGGTTTTACCCGTACCCTCGGCCCAGACCATCGTGCCGTGAGGACAGCGAGGCGCGGCAGCTACTAATTCACCACCAAGCCCTGCGGCTATATCGGTTATAGCTGTGGCCATTGTAGGAATGTCCTCGATCGCAGCCTTGGTGCTCCACGGGTCAGAATCGGCCGGTAGAACCTCTACCTTTTCCATATCCTGACGTGTAGGCCTTCCGGCATCACTCGGGCTCAATAGCCCGATCACGCGGCCGTAAGCGGAAGTGACAGTATCCTCTACCAGCCATCGCTTCATATTGTTTGGCAGTGATGCCACGTTGCCATAAGCGTAATCCACGGCACTCGGTACGTGATCCTCGTATTCACGATAGGCCTCGGCCCTAATTAAAATCGTGCCCTTGGTTAAATCCATATCCTCAATAATGGCAACCAGTCTGCCTGTCGGATGCTCAGATCGAAAGCGCTTAATCCTGCTATTTACATCCTCGTAATTGTCTAAAAATCCCATTTAGATTAGCTCCTTGTCTTTCAGAGCCTGTGCTATTGCCCGGCCGCGAATAAACCCTTCGCCGTGCCCCTGGCGGTAACCGATTGAATATCCGATCACCATAAACATAAAGCCCATACCGCAAGCGGCAAGGCCTATTAATAGGTCCATACTGTTCATTGTTCGCCCTTTGTTAAGGCCGAGCAGCTACCAAACCGAGTAGCCCTCCCGGCGTTTGTAGTATCAGTATGAGGCTTACCACTGACAAAAGGCAATTACCTGGCTAGGCGTGTCTCCAATAATATTTCATAGATCTTGTCGATCTTTACGTCCATACGCTCTTGACGGGCCTCTATGTGGTCAATCCGACCGCGCAGGTTATGGCCGCCGTTGCCGTCAGGCTTTAACTCGGACAGGTAATACTTTACAAAATGACGGATAAGCCCAGCTCCCAGCCCCAAAATGGTACAACTCCCCAAAGTTATACCGACTACGAGCTGGACTTGTTCCATTACTTCGTTACACCAAACTGACCTTCGGAAGGTTGGAGTGCCTTAAGTAATGGCCCGATTAGCCCTGCGATAAACGCGTTAGCCAATACTTTCGGATCTGATATGCCGGACATATACAACGCAGCGGCGCTAGCGAGCGCAGCGCGACCGTAGGATTTTGCAGCAGCTATTGCTTGTTCTTTCATTTTGTGCTCCTTAGTGCCCTTAAGGATTTTGGATAACTATAAACCTAAAGTCTCGATTAAGGCTTTAGCCTTGGCTGGTGTCACATTAACTTCGAAGTGCATATCGTCCGGACGGCTCTTGAAATCGCCGCCCCACTTTAGTCCGTACTTCTTAGCCAAAGCCCGAATCATCGGGACCTTTTCCGCCGGGAACGTATCAAACTTACCTAACGGATGTTTAGTCGCGTTTAGATCAATAGCTGTACCGGATGAGTGGCACGATAGTTTGGTCGGATTACCTCTAACCATTCTGTACGCATATGCCCAATCGTCAAACGTGTCCTCATCGATTGGCTCGATTAGCTCGTGAAACTCCGCAGCAAAGGCGGCCAAAAGAGGCCCAACACTTTCGGCACACCTTAGCTTACGATCCGTACCTTTTACGAGGTAGGACTTTATTTTTATCTCGGCCGGATCTTTAGAGGCCGGGTAGCCGTTATAGCTTGTTTCCATTTAGCGCCGCTTGTTGCTCGTCGTAAGTAGATTTAAGCATCGAGGTATATTCTCCGTTGCCTCGGTCAATAATGGCGTGAGTCTGTGTTATTCCGGCAGACTCAACATCGATAAAGTTTACATTTTCCATTTTTATAACTCCGCACTAAAGCCAATATAGGCACTTGTTGATAACGCCGCTTGCAACCATACATAACGATTTATATTTCCACCGCTGATCGTAGCGCTTATGTATGCAATATTTTGCGTAGATGCTGCGCTGATTACTGCGGAGGAAATTGTATAGGCTGAATTATTCATATCAATTATTCGAATAGTAGAATAATCAACAGAGCTTGGCTGAGTTCTCATCGTTACTGGCAGGTTTACAAAAACCTCAGCATTAGTCGTACTATTAATATAACCCGAGTTACCAAAAATAGAGGCGTTATTTAATGCTGCCGTTTGTCGCACGTAATAACGCTGACACGCCGCTAACTCCGATTGATAAGTAGATGTATTAGGACTATATGCACTTGCCGATCCTGCGATCTCTACCTGCACTCCCGTAATCTCGTAATAATCTGCCGCTCCCGCCGTACCCGTAGGAATAGCCTCAAACCACGGCATTACTTCGGTTATTGTTGAGCCTAAAGTGGCTGAATAACTAAAGCGCTGCCACGTTGTCGTGAGGGTAATCGTTTGATTTATCGGTTTAGCACTACCGGTATATGAGCCGGCGATAGCGTTTTGATCTGTACCCGTACCGGTTTCTAAAAATACATTTAGATTACTTGAGGTAGGGGAGTAATTAGCTCCTTTGCGAGCATAAAAAGACATTGTTACGGTTTTACCTGCATACTGTAACGAGTTTAATGTCTCAAAAGGCTGACCAAAATAAATACCATTAGTAGAGGTATTACCAGAGTCGCGTTGTACTCTCGCGCAATATTGGATAAAAG